TAAAATATGCTTTTAGAAAAAGACCTAGAAAAAGACCTAGAAAAAGTGTGCACTAATTTGAATTTTTCTGAAAAACAAATACAAGAATTTAAAATTGAATTGGCTCGTCGTAATGTATTACGTAGTTTTAAGGGAATGCCCCCAAATTTGATATTTAGCATGTCAAGACACGATATAAATCACATTCGGGATTATGGAAAATTAGACTAAGTTAGTGGGGAAAAATTGAATTTTTTTTTAATTATTTAAAATAAATTAAATGATTAATTCGCAAGTTTTCGAGACTTTGTATGGTTATGATGTAAAGGGGAAAATGAAAAATTGGAGTATTATTGTTACAGACAATGGTGATCATTCTGTTATTAAAACAGATTTTGGTTATGTAAATGGCAAAATGACTACTAGTTTGCAAACAATTAATACTGGAAAAAATATTGGTAAAAAAAATGAAACTACTCATTATGAACAAGCCATTTCCGAAGCCAAATCAAAATGGAAAAAAAAAAGCGAACAAGGATACTCTACAAATGCAACAAACAACAATGCGACAAACAACAATGCGACAAACAACAATGCGACAAACAACAATGCGACAAACAACAATGCGACAAACAACAATGCGACAAACAACAATGCGACAAACAACAATGCAACAAAAACTGAAAACAATACCGACGATACAAACAACAATGCAAGAAAAACTGAAAACGATACCGACGTTGAAAACATTGTTACATTTCCAATGTTGGCGCAAGATTATCATAAACAGAAAAGCAAGTTGGTATATCCAGCTTATATTCAGCCGAAATTGGACGGTTATAGGATGTTGTACAATAGTAAAACACAATATTGTAATTCCAGACAAGGAAAAGAATTTGGAATTATTCGTCAAACAGATCTTTACAAAGAATTAACTAAAATCACTGGAGAATTCGTTTTAGATGGAGAGCTTTATCTTCATAATGGTATATTTGAACATTTAGGAATTCTTAGAAAAAAAAAGTTGTCAAAAGATGACATTCAAAAGATTAATCAAATAGAATATCACGTATACGATATTGTTTTACCAGAAACCTGTTATGAACAAAGATATCAAATTTTGATCGGTTTATTTGAAAAGCTCGATTCACAAAAGATCAAGTTGGTTCTAACAAAAGTGATCTTTTCTGAACAAGAATTGAAAAATTCTCATCTTGAATTTATAAAGGATAATTATGAAGGAAGTATTGTTAGAAACAAAGCAGGTAAATATAGATGCAAGGCAAGATCATCAGATCTTTTAAAATACAAGGACTTTGAGGATGCGGAATTCAAAATTGTTGATTTTACTTTTGAAAAGGATACATCAAAGGATAATGAAAATTTAGTTGTTTGGATTTGTGAAATCGAATCGAGTACCTCGGTTAAGCAAGGTACTCGTTTTAATATTAGGCCAAAGGGTACAAGACAAGAGCGTCAGGAATTATATAAGCGAGGATCTGAATTTATTGGGAAATTGTTGCAAGTGAAATATTTTGAATTAACTGAAAATCAAGTTCCAAGATTTCCAACAACAAAATCTGAATCTTATACTACTTATATTAGAAATATTGTTGAATAAAGAAATAAATAAATGTTTGAAAATAAAGATCAATGTTTAAATAAAGTTAATTTGACGTGGTGAAAATGTAATTTATTTTTATTTAAGAATATTAGAGTAAATAAAATGAGTAATCAATATTCGATGAAACCATCCGCAAAACCTTTAAAAGGTTTGACAGTTAGTTCTAATTTTGGTACTTTTGAAACATTAAATGTGACAAATTTGCAAATAGAAGCTGTTAATATAGCAGGTCTTTTTGAAGATGGTATTTTCCAAAGTGTACTTATTAAAGATTCAGAAATTACAAATACAGTTATTGGAGTGGGTGGTCCTAATATAGGGTATTTTACTGATTTAAGAACAAGTCAAACTGTTAACTTTATGAGTGATCAATTTGATTCTTATGTAACTTGGGATCCTAGTACATCGGTATTTAATATAAATAATTCTACATTACGTGTTAATGCGTGTTCTTTTTTGGGTAATCTTGAAATTTGTGAAAATTATATACGAGCTACTAATCCAGATGGTAATATAGGGTTATACCCAAAAGATTCTGGTAGTATTTACATGTATGGGCCAATTTATACAAGTACATCATTGGGTAGTTATTATAGTGAATTAACACAAGGTGGTGTTACATATTTGGCTAAAAACGATTTGTTTTTCAAGTCAAGTGAAGGATCAAGTACAATATCGACTTTTGATAAACAGACACTTGTAACAACAAATGGAGATATAGAATTGCGTACAGAAAGACCTACGGGTGTATCTATAAATTATATTAATACTACTAGTGGATCAACGCGTGTAAATACATATAATTATCATAATGTTAAAAGCGGTGATGTTGTAACCATTTCAAGTGCAGGTTCATTAAATGGAACATATACTGTAGGTAGTTTAATTACCGATCAAAGTTTTGTATTATTACCCAATTTTACAACAGAGACGTCTGTTACTGGTGGTGTATTTACTAAATCACCAAATACAAATATCATATTAAATACAGAATCGTTAGTAAAAATTCCAACAAACACTGAATTGACATTTGGTGTTACAAGTAATGCTATTTCTGGAAACAATAACAACTTATTAATAAGTAGTTATGGTGATACTGTATTTTCTGTACCTACATCAAATTCTATATTAATTCCGCAAAATACTGCTGTAAATTTTTCAAATGTGTATAATACAAATGGCAATTATTCCACAAATGGCAATTATATAAATTACGATGGGACTTTTATAAATGTAGTAGCATCAGATAAGATAAAACTTCAGGGATCGTTAACTCAAATTGATTCTACAAATATTAGATTTAAAGATCCCATTTTAACAATAGCTGATTATTCGTTAAATGAATCAGATTCAAAAGATAGAGGTATAGAATTTCGTTATTATGATGTATCAAGTGGTTCTATGAAATTGGGTTGGTTTGGTTATAAAGTTGCAAGTAATAAATTTACACTTATACCAGATGCTGTAAACGTTGATGAAACTATATACGGTGATGCAGGTACATTTGAAATTGGTAATATTAGTGCAACAAATATTTCAATAGGAACAGGTGGTAATTTTAATATGAATTGTGGTTATATTACAAATGTAAATACTATTACTGGTTGTTCTGGTACAATTAATTTAAATGCTACATCAAATTTAAATATTACTAGTGGTAATAGAATATCGCTTATAGCTAACGGTGATATTTATATTCCAAACAATATACCAATTCGTTTAGGTACTAGTAGTGTTATTGAGGAAACATCAGGAAATATCTGTATAACTTCGTCAAAAAATATTAGATTATTAAATCAAAGTGGTGGATCAATTAGTATTCCAGTTAACAGTTTTGTTTCATTTGATGGTACTTCAATTGGTTCTCAAAGAATTTCATCTAATACGTCAGGTGACTTGATTGTTACAACAAATAGAAATTTATACCTAACAACAACATCTGGTAATGTTGTAATTAATTCTAATAATAATGTTGGTTCTACTCGGTCAAATTTACAATTTGGGAACGATACGTCAAGTGAAATAATATGGGGGAGTACTGCTGGTATGTTTTTATTAACAAATAGTCAATATGGTAGTTTTAATGGAATTGCATCAAGTAATGTAAATTTGTCAAGTTCTGTAGGTAATATCGTTCTTAGATCATATACAGGAGATGTAAACTTGTTTTCAACGTTTGGAAATGTTCGATTATTACCTACGACAAGACTAGTATTTGATGTATCTGGAACAGGAAATAGTATACGATCAGATAGTATAGGTAATTTAGTTATAAATGGATCTACAACTAACGCGATTGATATCTCAAATGCTAGTGTTTTAAATTTAGGTGCTACATCTAGTATTAATATAACAACTGGTACGTTTGTTAATTTTTCAAGTGATAGTACAAGATATATAGTAAGTGATACTAGTAATAATTTATGGATTGTAAATGGGAGTAACAGTGGTAGTATAAATATTTCATCTGCGTCAACTATTATTGCTGGTGGGTCATTAAATGCAATTAATAGTTTTACTAATATATCAACAAGTACTTTGGTAGTTACAGGTACAAATGTTGTTTTAAACGTGTCAAATGTCAAGATTCAAGATCCTATTTTATCACTTGCTAACTATTCCGTTTATGATAATAAAGATAGAGGTATAGATTATAATTATTTATTAACAAGTAGTGGTTCTTTAAAGACGGGATGGTTTGGTTGGAAAAATACAACAAATAAATTTACGTTTTATTCAGATGCCGTAAATAATACTGAAGTCATAACAGGAACTTTAGGTAATGCAGAGTTTGATAGTATATATTTAAAAAACGGTATATCATTTTCTAATCCTGGTCAAATCGATATGAGTTGTGGTGCAATTACTAATTTAAGAAATGTTGTTGGTTGTTCGGGAATAGTTAATATAATAGGTACAGATAATGTTAATATAAGTGGTAACAATTTAATGTTATCTGCAGGTAATCGTGTACAAATACCATATAACATACCATTATCATTTGGGTCAACGAATAATTCTATATTTTCTGATACAAATGGTAATATGACTATAACTGCATTAGGTGGTTCTGGTACGTTGGTATTAAATTCAAATGTACAAATAAATGGTACTACAGAAAATGTATATAGTACGGTTACTAATATACAAGATCCTATATTTTCATTAGGTGGAGTGACAGGTCCTGTACTGAATGATTTTAAAGATCGTGGTATAGAATTTAAATGGAATAACAATTCGGGTCCTCGTACAGGTTTTTTTGGATATAAAAACAATCTTGGTAGATTTGTATTTATACAAAGTGGTACAAACGTAGATGAAGTATATTCGGGTGAATATGGTGATGTTCAATTTGGGAGGGGGTTTTTTACAAATTTAGATTTAGCAAATGGTACAATTTCAAATATGAACACTATTTCTGGTGGGAAAATAAATATAATTTCAACTGGAAGTGAGATTAGTTTAAGTAGTGGCAATGTAATATTACCGTATGATAGCAAGTTAAATTTTGGTTCTACAGGTAATGCTATATCGGCAAATACGTTGGGTAATTTAGAAATAAAGTCTGTAGATGATATTTCATTTATAACACCGACAACAGGAAATGGATCTATTCGTATACCGGAAAATACACCATTATATATTGGTTCAAATACTAGTATTATACAAAATACGTCTAGTAATTTACAAATAACAAATTCGGTTGGGAATATTAATTTAACACCAAAAGCGTCAGGTGGTAATATACTAATTCCTACAAATACATTTTTAGGTTTTGGTTCTACGGAAAATAGCATTCTTAGTAATGGTCAGGAATTGTTATTAAATGGATATAAAGGTATTAGTATTAATACAACAAATTTTACTATTTCTGGAAATGTAAATATTATTGGTTCAATTTCTGCAGCTGTAAATAAAGAGTTTGATTTAAATACATATATTTTACCATTAGGTACATCCCAATTTTTAGATATAAACTCGATTATAAATTACAGTACAGTGGGAAATCTTAAAGTGACAGTAGCAAGTGATCATAATTTGTCAATAGGAGATCAAGTCATATTAAAAAATACAAATAGTATTCCTTCTTCAGATGGAACATATAATATTACAGGTATTACTGGTATAAAAGAATTTATTATAGTAAAAGGTAGTGCTAATGGTACTGGTGTAACTACTGGTACTGGTGTAACTACTGATGGAACAGTTGGTGGTACAGTAAAAAGTAATTTGACTACTTATCAAGGTAAAGATGTAGGTATTCAAGTAAATTATTGGACAACTACTGGTAATGTAAATTTAACATCTGGAACTCTTGGTTATAAAACAGGATTTTTTGGTTTTAAAAATTCATCTGAAAGATGGACGTATTACAAAAATACTACTATAAGTAATAGTGTAGTTACAGGGGATCTTAGTGATATTGAAGTAAATAAAGTATTTGCGAGTAGATTAAGTGGGTTTGTATTAGATGGTAATGTAACAACTGGATCAAATGCTGTAATTGGTAGTAATTTTCAAATAGCAGGTGGTAGTATTAATTCTACACCTATTGGTGTAAATTCTGCTCAATCAGGTAGATTTACAAATTTAAGTAATACTGTATCTGCTAGTTTTTCAAATGTGACATTAAATTCTTCTTTAGCATATACTTTTGAAAGATATACATTGTCATCTAGTGGTTTGCAAACAAGAAATCCAAGTACTAGTTTTGTAATATCATTGTTTTCTGTATCTGGGCCAAGTTACACTAGTTCGTCTGGTACAATGCCATCAAGTAGTGCAAATATAACAGATGGAACATTTAAAATATTAGTATGCAACTCAATGGGTGTTGGATCATCACATACTGTGTTTTTTGGTACAAATAAATTAATAACTCCTAATCCACTTAACTCTGCTGCACAAGCTACGAGGATTACATTTAAACGCCAAGGTCAAAGTGCTCAACTTGTATTTGATGCGCAAGGTAATAATAATCAAGGTTCTTGGATATTATTATCAAATGGTGTGTATGTATCATAAAGTAAAAATAGACCAAGGATTTTTTATATCCTTTGATTTTGATTCTATTTCTTGTGTTATTTTTAATAATTGATTTTTACAATGAGATTCTAATTTAACAACATTTTCTATTCTTTGTTCATGACCATAGTCTCTTAGATCAGGTGGTATACATTTTTTTTGAAATTTACTTCTTCTTAGAATACATCCATTTACAACTACAATAATATCTCTTATTCGTTTAGCATATAAATTTAGTTCTGATAATGACATTTTGTTTAATTGTTTATTTTGAAACTGGGGTAATGATAATTCACAAATTGATGAATCATCGAATTGTTTTTTAGAAATATTTCCCAAATCTTTTTTCCAAGTGTTACATACTTCTTTATAATCCCTTACGCGTTTTATACAATCTTTTTCATATTCCTTAAAATTTGTATTAGTATTACGTGCTTGTGTAGTAAAATAATTTTTGTACATACTGATTTCATCACTGTTCTTACCAAAAGGATATCCTTTACTCATTATATATAACAAATAAAAAAAAAATCGAATTAAAAAAGATGTTTAAAAAAATTAACAATGTCATTATATAGTAAAACAAAAGAAGAAACTGACGCAGCATTTGCAGATAATATGTTGGATAAAATTCGTGATCTTTTAGTTGATCATAATACTAAAACTGGATCAAATATTCCGATTGAATATTCTTTAGAATTATCAAAATCACAACAGCAAGCTTTTGAAAAATTTAGATCTGGAGAATCAATGTTAATATTAGGTTCTGCTGGTACTGGAAAATCTAAATTGGTAAAAGAATTTTTAAAACACAACAAGCGGAACAATGATGATAAAACAATGTATATTACATCAACTACTGGTATTTCTGCATATAATATTGGTGGAATTACAATTAATAGTTTTATGGGTATTGGAACAGCAGAAGCGCCGGTTGATGTTTTATTAAAAAGATTGCGATATAAAACGTCTATTAAAGATAGGATTCGTAAAACTGATATACTAGTTATAGATGAAATTAGTATGATGTCAGCTTCTACTTTTCAAAAGATCCATGTAATTTTCCAAACACTTCGTAAATCAAGACGACCATTTGGTGGTATTCAGTTAATTTTAACAGGGGATTTTTTACAATTGGAAACAGTTTTTAAAAATCCATCAAGTGACAATCGTCTTATTGTCGAGAGTGAACTTTTTATGAATATGTTTAAAAATTCAACAATTGTATTACGAGAAAATTTTCGTCAACGTTCTGATAACGAATATGTTGATATTTTAATGAGAATTCGTAAAGGTGAACATACTGAAAAGGATATTTCTATTTTAAATACACGTTTAGTAAAACAAACAGATAGTAATATGATTCATTTAGTTAGTAGTAACAGGCGAGCACAAGAAATTAATAACAAGCAGTTAAATACTATAGATTCACAAGATCATCATTTTGAAACAATATATATAAAATCCGGAGATCAGGAAACTTGCGAATTATTAAAAAGAGATTTCCAATCTCAATTTGTTCAAAAAGGAATGGATATTCTTTCTTTAAGATCTGGTTGTCGTGTAATTTTGATAAAAAATTTAGATGTTGAAAATGGTTTAGTAAATGGGTTGACTGGTACAGTAAAAGAGATATTATCAGATGGTGTTCGAGTACAATTTGATAATGATATAATTCAAATAATTAATAGATCAGAATGGGAATTGGATATGGATAATTGTAAAGTTGTATGTCAACAAATACCATTAATGTTAGCATATAGTATTACTATTCACAAGTCTCAAAGTTTATCTTTAGATTGTGCAGTATTAGATTTATCTGATTGTTTTTGTAATCATATGGTTTATGTTGCATTAAGTAGGGTTAGATCATTGTCTGGGTTGTATTTGAAATCATTAAATCCTAAAAAAATAACAGTTAATCAACAATTGTTGGAATTTATAAATTCTGTAGAAAACAAGAAATAATAATAAAAAAAAAAAATATTTGTACATGTCATATGGAAGATATAAACTATCAAGTACGTCACGTAAAATCCTATAATAGTTTATATGATATACCTTGGAAAACTAATCTTGAACGTAAAGTAACAGTGTCAAAACGATTAGGTAATAAATTACGTATAGCTTTAGTCTGTCATCCTTGTTATGGTTTTGGCGATATTGTTTTTGCATTAAAAATGTATAATTTTATGAAAGAGTGGTATAATATTGATTGTACTATGATAACTACTAAGCCAGAACCATTTCTTAAAAATGGATTAAAAAATGTTTATTGTTTAAAGACTCCTGGTAGTAAAACATACATTGAATGTGAAAATTTAAAAACAATGAAAATATACAACATTGATCGTAAGGGACGCCCAACAGTTCGTGCTAATTTAAAACACGAATTTGATTTAATTATGGTAACTCCTTGGATAGGAACTGATTATGAACCAAATAAAAATATTGTAAAAAATTTCTTACCATATGCAAATAAATTTAACACAATACTTTTTTCAGAATATAATGCTCCAGAACCTAGTAAATATGATTTTCCAACTGGAATAGGCAAGGGTTTAGTTGGATTATTAGTAACACGTTTTAAATTTGAAAAAACTATATCTATAAAAAATCCTTATTTAATGGTACATTTAACGAATGATGATCGTGTAGATGTTACACGATGTTTTGCAAACTTTATTAAATTAATGTGTAAAAAATATCATAAACGTTATAATAAGTTGGATGTAATTATACCAAAACACATTTTAAATGACAAACAAGGATTGCAACGTTTGTTTGACTATATTAAAAAAAAGGGATATTATGAAAACGTTGTAATTAAAACAGATTCTAGTAATAATACTTCTAAAAATGTAAAAACAAGCACATTAACTTTGAGAGCAGATATTGGACCTTTGCCTTATGCTAAATATACTGGTTTGTTTAAAAATTGTTTACCGGATGTATTGATTACTGGAGATCAAAGTGTTACTGATATTATTAGTTGTTGTAAAAACTATAATATTTATTATCAAATTATGCCTTGGAAAACTAACTTTGCTAAAAACTTAGCAATTGCTTTAGGTAAAGATTTTATTAGAAAGGTATCTAGTTCTTGTGGTTTGGAAAAATTTTCAATTCGGACACGATTAAATTTAAAAAATGTAGCTAAAAATTACAGTTTTGAAAAACTTGGCAAACCAAAATTAGATGCAATTTTAGCATTCGCATTAGAATTACGACGAAATAAAGGTTTACAACGATTCATTGACATTGTTATGTCATCTAGAAAACGTCAAAGTGTCATTTCAAAATTAAAACAATAACAAAATTCAAAAGAATAACAAAAATTAACATTGATATATAAAACATTATTTTATATACTAATAGTAATAAGGTACATATATATAATATGGAAAATAATGTGACACGAAGAAAAGTTTTATTTAATAAATTTGTAAAGGGATTGGCTGATAATAAGAAAATTAATTTAATAAAAACAAGTTTATTAGGGCGAGGATATCAAGGTGTGGTTTATCTTTATTGCGATAAAGAATTATGTACCGCGGTTAAAAAAATGTATTTGGAAAATCGCCAAGCTAGACATTTAAAAAAACCTTATACTATACAAGCATTAAAATATGAAAATTTTATTGAACTAGCTTCCATGAAATTAACAAATGAATTAGTTTTACAAAAAATTTGTCCACATTTTGTTTTAAATTATCATTCTGAATCTACTCCAAGACAGGGTGTTTGTAACGATATTTATCCATATGCAAGTAAATATTATAATGAGTATATAGATAATGTACAATTGTATACGGAATGGGTAAAAAAACAACATACGATTTCCCAATGGTATAATGCGTATTTCCAAATAACAGTTGCTATTTTTTGTTTACAACGTCACCTGAATATGATACATCTTGATCTTCATTCTGACAACGTTTTAGTTCGTACTGTTAAACCTGGTGGTTATTGGAAATATACTATAAACAAAGTTGATTATTATGTTCCAAATTTAGGTTATATTTTTTACATTAATGATTTTGGTCACGCCTGGATACCATCTAATTTCCAAAGTTGGATTGTTCGAAGAAAATATAAAACAAAACGTGTTCATAAAAATTTTGATATAGTAAAATTGTTTACATCTACTCTTGAATTTTCAAAATCTCCAAGTGATTTTAAAAATAAAATTCGATACATGATAAAACAATTAGAAGGTGATTCAAATTTTATAAATATAATTGATGAAATTTGGGAAAATTACAAAAAAAAAAGTAAATCTAAAAAGATTGAAACATACAATCTAGATAACCAAGTAGATGTTAAAAATATTCCAAAAGATTTAAGACATCTTGTATTACAAGCAAAAACTACGGATTTTACGTAAAAACTAGTTACCTTACCGATCGACAAGGTAACAAAAATAAATTGAATTAAAAATGTAAATGTAATGTTATTGTATTAAAATGACATTAAATAAACTTGATAAGCTTGGTAAACTTGATAAACTTGATAAGCTTGGTAACCTTGACAATCTTGATAAGCTTGGTAACCTTGACAATCTTGATAAGCTTGGTAACCTTGACAATCTTGACAAGCGACTAAATAATTTGAATATGGGATATTGTTGTATAAACACTGATCTTAGAGCTCTTGGTATATTTACATCAAGAACTTGTCGCCTAGATACTGTTCGTCAACGAGGAATTGAATATATTTATGAACTTGCTGAACAAAATATAAATGATTTGCCTGCTATTTTCAGATGGAATTATCGCAATAAGATCTATTTATATAGAATGTCAAGTGAAATGTTTCCATTTGCAAGTCATCCTGACTTTTACAAAATTTATGATTGGGAAAGATTTAGATTACGTTTACAAAATTTAGGTGAATTAGCAAAACATTATAATCAAACCATTACATTTCATCCTGGACAATATAATCAATTGACGTCTAGTAGAGAATCTGTTGTAGAAAAAAGTATAATTGATATTGATATACATGCAAAAATACTTGATACAATGAATTGTGGAAATGATAGTGTAATTGTTATACACGGCGGGTCAAAAGCTGATGGAAAACAAGTTTGTTTAGATAGATTATGTAAAAATTTTCTAGAACTTTCTGAAAGTTCTAGAAAAAGACTAGTTTTAGAAAATTGTGAAATGGCATATTCTATACAAGATTTATTACCAGTTTCTAGGAAATTACAAGTTCCAATTGTACTTGATTATCATCATCATAATATTAATCCAGGAACAATTAAAGATGACAATCAATTAATAAATATAACAAATGAAGTTTTAGATATATGGAAATCAAGGGATATTACACCATTATTTCATTTATCCGAATCACGACCTGGTATTACACTTTCGGATTCTATTACAGCTCGTCGAGCTCATTCTGATTACGTACAGACTTTACCATTGGTATTAATTCAAACATTGGAAATATCAAAGATTAATTTGGATATTGAAGCTAAAATGAAAGAACAGGCTGTTTTACTCATTTTCAAAAATTACAAAATATAAAAAAAATTACAAAATATTAAAGTTTAAAACTAATTTTACTATTTTAGACAATTTATGGTAATATCTAGTGTCAACAATTATTATACTTGTAAAACTTTACATATTGGAGAATTGTATTATTTATTAGATACAAAATTTAACGAATGTAATAATAATAAACGTAGTTTATATATTACTTATCAAAAATCAAATTACTATACAGGTACTTTTGAAAATTTAATAGTTCCTAGATCCTTGTTTTTAGATGATGAAAAAAATGGAGGTATTTATGCAGTGCCAATTGTTATTTTGGTAAACGGTGATATTTCCATTTGTCATTATAATATTCTAATAATAAATTTTAGTAAACGTACAGTTGAGCGTTTTGAGCCTGTAAATTCGTATCATTATCAAAATTTAGATAAATTATTACAAATGTGTTTTTGCGAACGTAATTACAAATATAAAATGACACAAGATGATGGTCCACAATATTTTGAAATGTCGGAAATAGGAAAAAAAACATTTAATTGTGGTTATTGGGCATTGTATTTTTTGGATTTTAGATTAAAAAATAAAACATTATCATTTGATAAAGTTATGGAAAAATGTCGATTAATGTTATTGGAAAATGGTGCTCATAATACTATGAGGAAATACAAAGATATTTTAACAAACTATTTAAAACTAGATAATAAAACTGTTAATTGTTACGAATCAAGAATCAATTATGAATTTTATAATAGACGTTTATTAGATTACTATATCTATAAATGTTAAATGTTAAATTTTTAAATTTTTAAATGTTAAATTTTAAAAAATTATTATATCTATTATTATTATATAATGAGTTTTACGAAGAATAAATATGATTCGTGTTTTTTAAAACAATATCAGCAAAGTAACAGAAGTATTTTTGATTATATGGTTGACAATTCTAAATTTGTTAATAAAAATGAATGTAATAATTATACAGCACCATTTTTAACATATATTCCATCAGGAACACCAAATCTTAACGTTGATATTGAAAACGAATTAAAAGGAATGTCTAGACCTATAACAAAATGCACAAGTTGTAAATATCACCCAGAAGATGAAACCTTACCACAAACATCTAATTTAAAGTATAAAATGTATGACCAATATCCACATAATAAACAAGAGTGTAAACCAGAATATGATATATTACCTAATGGTTATATACAAAGAAAATAAGGTAATTTCCTAAAAATACCATGGAAATTAAGGTACTTTTCATGGAAAAAAAATTGAAATTGAAATTTAATATTTAATAGATCAAATAAGGCCTGCCGGTGACCTCATTTAATATTTAATATTTAATATTTAATAGATCAAATAAGGCCTGTCGGTGACCTCATTTAATATTTAATATTTAATAGATCAAATAAGGCCTGCCGGTGACCATATGGTACTAGGTATCTGTAATTATAATGGTAAATTTGAAATATTATATAGTTTTACGATTTTACAAAAAAATTTACACAATACAAAATTATACAACATAATAATAGATAACCATCTTATACAACAATTTAAATTGGAATATAATCAAAGTGAATGTTCTATATGCATTGAAAAGTTTTTAAAAAAAAATATATTATCCTCATTAGTAATAATTTTAAAATGCAAACACGTATTTCATATAAATTGCTTTTATAAGTATCTTAAAACAGTAATTTTAAATGAAAACATACATGAATTATATATAAGATGTCCATTGTGTAATGATAATATTAATAAATTAGATTTTCTTTGTTGTTATAAAAAAATGTTTGAAAAAAATTATAAAAAAATGTTGGAAAAGAATAAATGTGTAATATTATTCACCAAAAATATCAAAAGTATCAAAAGTATCAAAAGTATCAAATATACTCAAATTACCACCAAAAGGGTTAGAAGGGTTAGATTTATAAAAAAATGAATAAAAAAATAGAACAAGATTGACAATATGTATGATCAGACTGAATGTATTTTTTGTTTTGAAAAGTTTTCGCAAGAAAATTTACTATTAAACAATATTGATTTCAACGAATATATTATACATTTTTTAAATAAGATTTTAGAACTAGATTGTGGTCACATTTTCCATTTAGGTTGTTTTACCAAATATATTAAAAAAAAAATTAAAAACAAAACAGATCAAATAGAATGTCCTTTTTGTAGAAAAGAAATTGACAGTGTACAATTAATTAAAATATTACACGGTTTAAATAAAATTTCATATATCAAGTATGAAATTCAAAGTAAGTTAATTAAATTAAATGTACAAATAGGTTTACAAAAGTTTTATTTGTATTCTAAAAACATTTTAAATTTATCAAATAATTTACGACAATCTTTTGAATATCATAAAATGGTAGAATACTATGAAGAATTATCATTTACGTATAAAAAGATTGAATATATATTAAAAGATGTAAACAAAACATATTTGTATTTACATAATTAGTTAATTTGATTGTTATTCGTGTGATATTCGTGTGATATTTTAATAAAAAATAAATACAAGGAATAAAGATAAAGAATAAAGATGACTGTAGAACTTGATACATTTTACAAATATATAACAAACAACACTTCTGATAATATAACAAGATTCATAACAAAGTTTAATTATAAAATAGATGAATTACCAGATAAAGTAGTTTCATCAAAATATTTAATTAAACATTTAGGTATATTGTCTTGTGTAGAATTTAAAATTTTTCAAAATGTATATTTAGATTATTTTAGGTTTAAATTTGATAGAACGTATACTTAGATTATTTTAGAGTTAAATTGTAAGTCTCTGTTGTTATTAAAAATTGAATAATACTAATACTAAAATATTTATATGAATATTTCAGTAAATAGGGTTCGTCATTTGCAAGGTACTAGATTTTTTTCTTTAATAAAAAATTGCTACCTTTTGCCATCGGTAAGATATTCTTCTACCAACCAACCGAAGATCGCAGACGGGACTTTAACTAAAAATGAATATAAACCTAAATTACAAAATGCAGAGCAAGCAGTAAATAATATATTATCTAATGTAAATTTACAAAGCACTCTGCCTGTTTTGACTAAACATATAATTAATTGTATGGTTGTTAATGAAATAGGCGTTATTTCTCGTGTTTCTGGAGCCTTGTCGGGGATGGGAATTAATATAAATTCTTTAGTTGTTGCTCAAACAGAATTACACAATCTTTCTCGGATAACTATCACAATAAATGGTCAAGATGAAAAAATTAATAGAGCTAAAAAACAATTAGAAGAATTAGTTCCTGTTTGGGCAGTAATAAATTATATTAAAACTAGTACTATTTATCGCGAAATTCTTTTAATAAAAGTGTCTAGAACTGACCTTGAACCAACTAATTTGTCATGTTGTAAAAAACAATCTATAACTGAACTTGTAAAATTTTTTAATGCAAAAGTAGTAGATATAAATCATGACTGTATGATGATTGAATTAACTGCTAAATCAGATAGAATAGATGCTTTTATGGAATTACTTAGACCTTTTGGAATTTTAGAAGCTATTCGTTCAGGTGTTATAGCAATGCCTAGAAGTTATATTAAAGTTGAAATGCAGGTATCGTTAGAGGAAAAACAAGAAATAATTGATTCTACACTTCTTCCTCCTGGATAAAAAGCAAAATGTTTTTTTTAGAAATAAATATTATAAATACATAATACAAATGTCTATTGCTGGAACATCTACGATTGTAGCTGGTATAATTATATTTTTAGTTGGGTATTGGTTTTTAGGTAAAAGTGTTGGTCAAAATGAATGTAAAGATAAATCAGAAAGTACAAGATCAAATTACGGTGGTGGTATTGCGGGAATTGTTATAGGTATTATATTAATGATAGTTGGTTTAGTTCTTAATTTTATGCCACCAAAAGAAGTACCTTTGCAAGTTGAGTATGCTGACACATCTGTTTCGAGTTAATTGTAATATTCACATTCACAAGCAGAAGTTTCAGCAGATGTTGATTTCCAATTTCCAGTCCATTTAGGATAAGAATCTGGTAAAAATTTATTACACATTGTTTGACAAACGTTGTCAGCTTCTGCGTTATTCCATATAAAGCATTTTTTATCATCTAACGATTTTTCACTAGGGCAACCTACATATTTTTTTTGTAATGTTCCTTGGAATGAACATTCGCAAGAAATGTCGTTTTCATTTACTTTACTCCAATTTCCTGTAAAAGAAATATTTTGATCTGGATATTTTGTTTTACAAATACGACTACATTTTGAATGAGCATCTCTATTGTTCCAACTTTTACAATTTTTACAAATAACAAAGTTATTAATGCTTTTTTGTTCTTTTTGTTCTGTTGGTAAGGTATTTTGTAAATTTTCGCGAAAGTTTAGGAATAAAATTATTATAATAATTCCTGCTATTAAAATATATTCTACTTGCATTGTTTTAATATATATATATAAAAAAATACTTGGTAAATGTAAAAAAATACTTGGTAAATGTAAAAAAATACTTGGTAAATGTATAAAAATACTTGGTAAATGTAAAAAAATACTTGGTAAATGTAAAAAAATACTTGGTAAATGTAAAAAAAGAACCTTATCGATGACGAACTCGTTTGTTTGGAAAGCTTGCTATACAACAATCATAGTTTTTATTAAAACATGACAGGTCAACATTTTTTTGATATTCTATATTTTTAAAAGAATTAACAGTCCACGGTGGTGGAAAGTAAAGTGATTGTGATAAATAAAAATAAGGATTGGTAAATTCGCAAATATCACTTGCTACAGCTACGCAATCGATACTTTTTTGTTTATCCTTTTCTTTTTGTAAATTTGTAAAAGCA